GGATCAACTGGAGTGAATTGCCCACCATCCATGTAGCCGTACTGCGTTTGAACATTTTCTTTGCCGCCGGGAACTGGCACCTCTGCTCCAGCCCTTCTATGGCTGGGGCCTAACGTATAAGCCCAAGTTCCATCTTGCGTCTGATACGCGGGGCGACCACTGTATGAGTGGTAAGTATCTAGCTGTTCATATTGCGGGATTTGACCAAACTGACGGATATCGGTGATACCAATACTTGTCAAAATACGCGCCATATCCTCCGCGTTGGCTTGCGCGGAGCCATGCCCCTGACCAGACCATTTAGAGGTAATTCCTTGCCCTAAAATTTGCTGAACAATCCGGTCTTTGTCGGCTTGTGTGGTTTTTTTGCTTGAGTCGTAGTTAGATGTTTTTGTACGGAGTATTTTTTCCCGGGGAAGAGGGGCATCCCCTGTACCGCTGGTACCTCCGGGCGATCCATCGGCAGAGGCTCCATCGGCGGCAGTTGAGCTGTCTCCTGTGCCGCCATCCCCGCTATTGCCATCTCCGCCAGCAGCGTTGCCACCACCGGGAGCGCCAGCGCCAGCACCAGCAGAACCACCGTCGCCCGTGCCAGCCGCTCCGGGTCCAGCATCACCTCCAGCGGCAGAGGAGGCAGCACCCGTGCCGCCATCTCCACCATCACCACTGGCGGCAGCACCACCATCGCCCCCGGCAGCAGAACCGCCATCGCCACCAGCAGCGCCCCCTCCATCAAAGTAGACGGTCGGCCAATTGACATCTGGAGACGCCACCAAACCAGCAGCCATTAACCGGCTAATAATATCGTTGTTCATTTCAGTGGTATCCCCGCATCAATGCGCTCGTTACACTTAAAGCATGTACCGCAAACGCCGCTAAAACAGGTCAAGACAAGCGGCTTGACATCGTCAGGAATGATTTCCCACTGTTGAGCTTTGGTCAAGTGCGACAGTGGAGTTTGGAACCGGTCGTCCCCTGTCATTATTTTTATAAAAGTCTCTAGGGTGTTTCGCATCTGCGGATTAACGGCTGTTGTATCTTGGTCGTTTAAACCATAATACAAATTTTTAATCTGCGGGTTATACACAGTCAGCATGCCGAGAAAGAATGAAATGTACCAACGCTGGAAAGAATACTTGTACTCTGGCGCTTCGTTACGGATGGTCCCCAAGTTGGTCATCTGGAGGTCTATCTCCATCATGGGGACATCCATCTTTTCGGCAATCAACCGAGCGTTAATCCGCTGAGTTGCAAGCCACACCTCAATCGGGCCATACGGCGGCTCCGGCAACGATAGCGCAAAGTTAAACGCCACAAACTTCTCACCAGTCCTCTTGAGGTGCGCCATCAACGCAGTAGACTCAACGCCCCCTGAAAAAGCAAGAATTCCCGTGTAGTCATCCAAGGGAATTGTGGCAACTTCAGGCGGGAGTGGAAAGTAATTCATCTTTGTCATCTTGGTTTAAATGATGGCTTAGCCAACTTTCCAGTTGGTGCCGTCTGAATATACGGGTACGGCCACTGCGCCGCCACCAACCACAGTAGCACCAAATGTTGGGGTTAGTGCGTTAGATACGAATGCCCGAGCCCCTGAGCCTGATACTGATGCGCTGGGCAAAGTTGCCACGGTGTAGTTGGTCGTGGCCGGAATAATTTCAGTGCTTGAAAGCTGAGCTAGGTTGGCCTGCAACGAGACAAAAAACAAGCGCAATACTTTGCTGTACTGGTCTTGATACGTTGTCGAATACGTTGCTGGCGCAAACGGCAAGGCTGGTGGTGGGGCGACTTGAATTTTTGCCATGGCTATCTCATGCCATCAGGCCTGAGGTCGAGCCTCGGAGCACCCAACTGCCACGCTACACCCAAGCCAGTGCTGGAGATTCGCATAGCCATCTGGCGAGCCCGGATGCGCGTGTAAACCTGCCCCGTAAACTGCTCCACCGGCAGATCGACCGTGCGCGTGACCGTAGCTGTATTGGTCAACCCTACGGAAGCGGGATTGGTGTAGCCAGAGCCAGAGTTCTTCAAAGGCAGCAGCGACATCACGATAGACGGGTTGGCTGCGCTGGAGTTTCGGAACGTCACGTCAGGCAGCATCCTCCACACAAAGGAAAACTTGTGTCCGTCGTCCAAGTCAAACTCGGCAGAGGTGATAAAGGACTCCATTGCCACGGGTGTGCCGTTCATGTTGTCGTCGTTACCAACTTCATGGTTGACCAAGTTGTTTACATACGTTGCCGCGATAGGACCCGCCTGCAAGCCAGAATCCAGCCAAGCCGTGCGGCCCATGTTGCCGTAGTACCAGATGTCCTCAAGGTAGTTGTAGATGGCGTAACGGTCCAGCACCACAGAGTCCTGTGAGCAGTAGAACCACCAAATCTCGTTGAAACCCTCGTTCGTGCCGCACACCACCTGCTCCATTTGGGCTTGGTTGATGTCGCTGAAGATGTACTGCCGCAAGTCGCAGCGCAGCGTTTGAGTCCGACCGTCGTACTTGTAGAACTTGTCCGACCCCATCCAATACGAAACACCAGAGGCCAAGCTGGTAGATTTCTGCCCCGCAATAGAGGTGTTCTCGCCCACCAACTTTGCTCCCCAGCCTTCGGTTCCGCCAATGTATTGAAGGGAGTACACGGCTGCATCCGTCCACACTAAAAGCTCTTCGCGGGACTGCTGGATGGCTATGATGTCGGAGCCTTGAGATAGGCGCAGGCTGCCCGCTTGGTTTGTTGGGGCTGGGGTCCAGTCCACCACGCTTTCTTGGTCCGACCAGCGGATCAACATGGGATCGATGGTGGCGGAGCCAACGTCATTACAGCCAAAACAAAACACGAACCGGCTGATGTCAGACACATAAACAATGTTGACCTTGGTGGGAACGTCTGATGCACCACCCAACGTAGTCACGTTTACACCACGGTTTGCAGATACACCGGCTGAAGCATCCCAGTAATACAAGCCGCCGCCGCGAGGTGCGAAGATCAAGTCCTCGCCGAAGTTGCTCTGGCTCCAGATGCGGAGCGAGTCGGTCGATGCACTACCCACGCCCCAAGTGCCAGTACCCCAAGCGCCAGCGCCCCAGCCGGTTAATGGGACGACCACAGCGGGGCCAATGTTCACTTGGTAAGCTGCAGTAACAGTGCCGCCGCCAGTGGCCGAGGAAGAAGCATTACTAGAAGCCGTGATGGTGTAGGTGGTCCCGCCAATGGCTGTAAGTTGAAACTCGCCATTCAGGGTTAAACCACCCACCGCAGTGGCTCCGCTAAAGGTTACAAAGTCCCCGTCCGAATAGCCTCCTGCTGCGTCAGTCACCTCCACGATTGGTGAGCCGGAAGTAGTCTCAAACGGGTTCGTCAGTGTCTCTGTATCGCGCAGTGGCGTGATGTCATAGTAGCTGCCGCCTTGGTTCACGTAGAACTTTAAGTTCGTGCCCACGCCGATTAGTCTATTACCACCCAAAGTCACCCAGTTGTTCAGGGAGCGACAGATTCCAAGGTAGTAACTGGTGGAAAACGGAGACCACCCACCAAGCTTTTCAGCCGAGCCGGAACGAAAACGAATCTTGTCGCAGTCATACCAACCCGCAGCGTACGAGCCGTTTACACCTGTTGGACCGACGTTCTCGGACAGGTAGCGGGTGTTTTCGCGTGCCACACCGGGACGCACGAGTATCTTTTTGAGTGGCATTTGTTACCTCAGTCTTGTGGCATTTTCGCACTTAACTTAGGAATAGCGCAATCTCTGCCTTACGGCGGCGCACCAGACCCGGCAGGACTTTCCCACCAGCCTTGGACCAAGCCAAGAACGCCTCGGCTGCACCATCCCAGTCTTCCCGAAGAATCTTCTGGCGAATGGTGCTGCGCTGGAAGTTGCCGCTTCCTACGTTAAAGGCCAGAGCGACGCAAGCGTCAAACTTGCACTGATGGCCAGCCAGATTGGGAGCAAGTCGAAGAACACTGCGTTCAAAAGCGACGAGATCATCTTTGAAAATCTCAACCAGTTCCTCTTTCGACCAGACCCGGCTGTCCTCGGGTTTGAGTTGGTAGTCATCACGGATCATCCCGGTGTATGTTCCTGTACGCACGTTGCTCC